CGAGTGGTCATATAAGATGACTCGGTATAGGCAACAGTCTTCATTGCCAACAAGAGAAATGTTAAAAAATAAACCATCTCCAAAGAAAAGCCCGAGAGATAAGGTCATGCGCAGGATCATTAAGACCGAGATGAAGAAGATAACTGACAGTATAAACAAGCCCTCAAACTGAGGGCTTTTCCATTTCTGGCTATCAGGTGTTATTATGTAACAATAGCAGGTAGGGCCTGCGTAAATAGCCAGGGGCTAACATGAGTGAATTAACCGCCAAAGAAGAGGCGTTTGCGCAAGCCTATGTGCTTGGCGGCTGTAGCGATGCGACAGCGGCTTGGAGGATTGCACACCCTCTTAGTAAGGCTAAGCCTGAGACGCAGCACAACAAAGCCTCCATCATGCTAAAAAAGGGTGAGGTAAAGGCTAGGATTCGCCAGCTAAAGAAAAAGGCATCAGAGCAATCCGAAAGAGATTTCGGCGTTAGCGTTGAGTGGCGTCTTGACATGCTGAAGAAGATTGCTGATGCTGGCATGGAGCAGTGGCATGACCAGGGCGGGAATAAGCGCCGTGAGAACCTTGCGGCAGCGCGCGGAGCTATCCAGACCATTAATGATATGCTTGGTGTGGCTCTTCCTGGCGAGAAAGGGCAGCGCAAGTCGTTCAGCGTTAACTTGCGCATTCAGGATGCCAGTTTGCAGGTCGATCAGGATAGCGACGATGAGTAAGAGTCTGGCGCTCAACATCCCGCAGGGCCAGTTCCTTGCCGCGCATAAGAAGTTCAATGCCTTCGTTGGCGGCTATCGTAGCGGTAAGACATTCGTTGGCTGCGTGCGTTTATGGATGCTCGCTATGCAGTATCCTGGCATCAAGCTTGGTTACTTTGCGCCTACCTACCCGATGATCTCCGATATCTTCTATTCAACAATTGCGGAAGTTGGGGAAATGCTAACCGATGAGTGGGGTGTTAACCTGTCTGTCGATATCAATGTCAGCCGCAAGGAAGTAAAGCTGTTTGTTGATGATGTCGAATACAGCATGGTTAAGTGCCGAGCCATGGAACACGCTCATCGCATCGTCGGCTTCGATATCAATCACGCGCAGATTGACGAAATTGACACGATGAAGATGAACAAGGCCGATGCTGCATGGAAGAAGATCATCGCGCGTATGTCATCGGTTAGGCCAGACTATCCAGTTAATACCGTTGACTTCACCACGACCCCGGAAGGGTTCAACTTCGTTCATAAGCTATTTGTGGTGGACTTGCAGGAAAGGCCTGAGATAGCCGAATTCTATTCTCTTACCAAGGCCAGCACGCGGCAGAACGCCAAGAACTTGCCAAACGACTATATCCCATCACTTTATAATACATATCCATCGCAGTTGGTCGACGCCTATGTTGATGGTGAATTCGTCAACCTTACCTCTGGCACTGTATACTATGCCTATAAGCGTCAAAAGTGCCGCAGCCATGAGAAGATCCAAGTTGGCGAACCGCTCTACATAGGACAGGATTTTAACGTTGGCAAGATGGCGTCTACGGTATACGTGCAGCGCGGCAAGGTGTGGCACGCAGTGGCTGAGCTGGTTGATTTATTCGATACACCTGATGTGATACGCGTAATACAGGAACGCTGGAAGGATGCAGGGCACAAGATAGTCATGTACCCTGATGCCAGCGGCAAGAACCGCAAGAGCAATCAGGCTTCAACGTCAGACATTGCCATGCTGCAACAGGCTGGCTTTGATGTTCGTGTTAATGCCAGCAACCCGGCAGTAAAAGACCGTGTGTTGTCTGTTAATGTTGCATTAGAGAAGGGGTTGCTTATGGTGAATGACAGCGCATGTCCGCAGACAGCCAGATCTCTTGAACAACAGGCGTATGATAAAAACGGTGAGCCAGAGAAGAACGGCGTTATCGATCATATGTGTGACGCACTTGGATATCCGTTAGCCTATGAGATGCCTATAGTTAAGCCTTTAATCAACATTCCTATGAGTTTTGCAATTTAAGGCCCTATTGGGCCTTTTTATTATGCTGCTGAGCGCATTTTCGTGAGCAGTTAAGAGTTTTTTTGTACTTATTGATCATGAAGTATGACCCGCAATAAAGGCACTCCCTTTGCACATCATCTATTCCCGATTCTCGCCGGTGCTTCGCGCAACATTTGGCGCTACAAAACTTATTGTTTCCCCTGTTTGTTGAGGTGAATGTTTTGTGGCAAGCGGAACATGATAGAGTCAAAGTAGCATTAATAAATTCCTTTGTTCTTTGGTACTGCATCTTGTGCCACTTTAGCCCTTCGTCACTTGAGTGCCAGATCCTTGCTTTTTCAGTGGCGTTCTCTGGCATTCCTCTGCGATGACCTATATGGTGATGATAAGTATGACTATCGTGAGATATTAGCTCAAGATTTGATATGGCGTTGTTTGTTTTGTCTTCATCGATGTGGTGAACATCCATGCCTGATGGAATTTCACCATTGTGATGGGCGTAAACAACCCTATGTAGTCTAATTCCATCTCTCTGGAGATAGCTGCCACATAAGTAATATGTGGTGCCAATGAATTTCTGTTTTGTTTTAGATATTACTTCTGGGTTCATAGCTCCTCCTTTAGGTAGCCAAATGAGTATGCCATCGCATCAGTATGTAAGCAATTCTTTTTGCGGTAGGTTAGTTGGTGTATGATTAATCAATAAACAGTATTTATGCTATTCGAGGGACTCCAATGACCACCGGATTCGATACAGTAAAGACACCGCACCGAGAATACCAGGCTAATTTTGGTAAATGGAAGAAGGTGCGCGATACCATCTCCGGAGAGATGAAGGCATATCTGCGAAATGTAGGAGCCAACGAGCAAGACAAGGCTTACGGAGAGCAACGACAGTTAGAGTATCAAGAGGGCGCCATTGTCTACAACTTCACCAAACGCACGCTGTCCGGCATGGTCGGCAGTGTCATGCGCAAAGACCCTGAACAGCAATTCCCGGCGCGCATGGATTACCTGATCAACGATGCCAGCGGTGCAGGTGTCGGTCTGTGGCAACATGTGCAAGACACGCTGATGGAGATTGACTCCGTTGGCCGTGGTGGCCTGCTGGTGGATGCGCCAGATGTTGAGGTGGCTACGATGGCCCAGCAGAATGCTGGTGAATTGAACCCTGTCATCGCATTTTACACCACCGAGAACGTCATCAACTGGAAGTTGAAGCGCGTCGGTTCGGTTAACAAGGTCGTCATGGTCGTTCTGCGCGAGCAGTTTGAGTACAACGAAACGGATGATGAGTTTGTTACCAAGGTGGGTGAACAGTATCGCGTTCTTGATATTGATGAAAATGGAAAATACCGGCAGCGAGTTTACAGATTTGATGATATTGGTGCGATTAAGGACACTGTGGTAACGATTTACCCTAACCTTAATGGTGTGCCAAAAGGGGTGATTCCATTTACGTTCGTCGGCGCCAGCAATAACGATGACACGGTTGATGATGCGCCGCTGCTGCCATTGGCAGATCTGCAAATCGGTCATTTCCGAAACAGCGCAGACAACGAAGAGAATCTCTTCGTTGTGTCACAGGCCATGCTGGTGATTGCCCCTGGTCAGAATATCAGCCCACAACAGTGGATTGAACTAAACCCAGAAGGCGTTAAGTTTGGCGCCCGCCGTGGCATTAACGTTGGTAATGGTGGCGATGCCAAGTTGGTGCAAGCTTCTGCTACCAACGCGCTTGACTTGGCGCTGACGAAGAAAGAGCAGCAGGCCATTCAAATTGGCGCTCAGCTGATAACACCTACAACGCAGATAACCGCAGAGTCAGCTCGATTGCAGCGTGGTGCGGATTCTTCTGTCATGGCGACAATCGCTCGAAACGTCAGTAGAGCTTACGAAGATGCGCTGAAGTGGGTTGCGCAGATGCTTGGCCTGCCGGATACCGGCATTGAGTTCAAGCTGAATATGGAATTCTTCCTCCAGCAGATGACGCCGCAGGAAGCGCAGCAGTGGATGGCGATGGTGCAGTCTGGCTTTGTGCCAACAGAGGCAATGTGGGAAGCAATGCGTCGTGGCGGATGGACTAACTGGACGAATGCCGAGATGAAAGAGAAGATCGAGGCCGCTCCGGTGCCGAGTATTTCTGCTGCCACTCCGGTGGCGGGTGATATTCCTGCTAGTGCTCAGCAGCCGCAGGCGGATGATCAGCCGCAGAATGACCAGCAGGCTCAGCAATGAGCCTAACCTCTGCCTTCATCAGCCATCAGATCTGGCTACAGCGCACGGCCTCGCATGAGGCCAATCTCGTTGAGCCATTCATGAAGCAAATGCGTGATGAGATACGCGCAAGCGTGCTTTCATTTGGTGACGACAGTCGTACTGCCGTGCGCCTGAATAAAATGCTGAGAGAGATTGAGGATGTTCTCTATGGCATTACCGGCGCGTGGGATGACAAGCTACTGGAGGATATGAAGGAGCTTGCCAAGTACGAGGCTGATTGGACTGCGCGCACGCTGACGGCTAACGTTGATGCAAACTTTACTACGCCATCACCAGAGCAAGTGTGGAGTGCCATCAAGTTCCAACCGCTGGCACTGGATAACCGGCCAGTAGACTTCATCAATCTCCTTGATAACTGGTCTGATGTTGAAGTATCGCGATTGGTAACCGGCGTTAAGTCTGGCTTTGTGCAGGGACTAACGACGCGGGACATCGTCAAGCAGGTTGTAGGAGTTGGCGGTCTGGCTGATGTTTCTGAACGCAATGCTAAGTCCGTGGTGAAG